ATAGGGGTTTTTATGGTTAGTAGTGGGGGCGGGCGTTACAACAAACCCGGTGCAATCGCTTGGCGCGCATACAATGCAGCGCTGCGTAAAAAGCGAATTATTCAATTTGCGGAATTGCTCGCGGAAGGTTACTCTGTCAGCGCAGCAGCGAGAAAAATTGGTGTCAGCCAGCAAAACGGATCCACCATGTTAGCGCAGATGCGCAAGGAATTGGGGCCACAAGCGGAATGACTGACGAAACCCGAACCGATATCACGCAGCCAACGCGGGATCTTGCGCGCCTGCCGATGATCTCGGCGGAAGCCTATCAGCACGTCGGCCGGTTCGCGGGTGCTCTCGTCATGTCCTGCTTTGAACAAATCGGCGGCTTGCCCCGCATGGCGGCATGGGCTGATAGCAATCCGACCGATTTCTACACCAAGCTATTCCCCAAGATGATTTCACGTTCGCAGCAAGTGGACGTGTCCGGCACGTTGACAATCGACGATGCGATATCCAGGCTTGAGCACATGAACGAAGCTGAATTCACAGAAGTCTATGATCTTTAACCTAGCGACGGAGAACCGCGATGGCAGAGGCAAAAACATTCGGGGTGCCGGATGATATCGAAAAACGCTTGATTTACTGGCGCCGCCAATTGGCAATAGACCGGCGCTTTCCGTGGGTAGGTTCGGGACTGCTTGAAGATCTCGTTTGCGCGGCCAAGCTACTAGGCGGTGACGTGTCCGAATTCGAGCGCCCGAAAGAAAACTTGGAGTTTGACCTATGAGTATCAACCGCGCACGCAAGGAAGCTGCGAAGCGCCTTGGCCTTGCCTTGGAACAGCGATATCGCAACCTGGTGCTTGCCAATCCGCATGATCAGGATGAAGTCGCACAAGCGGCTGTGGATCTCGGCCAGTGCTTCAATGACAATATCGAATTTGTCATCTGGACGCTGAAAACCTACGGTGGATTGATCCCGCCACCGCCCGAGCAATTGAAAAAGGATATGGGCGCACCGCGTCCACCTTTGCCACAATTGCCTTCAACGCTGACGAATTTGTTGAAGTAATGGACCTTCAAGCGATAGCCAATGAATATCAGATTTCCGTCGATGAAGTGCGGACGCGTTGGCTATCACTCTACGTCGCCCGGTGGAAAGCCGATTTCAAGCGCTTCGCCCGTGACTGCATCCGGATCCGGACAAAATCAGGTGATCTTGAGCCTCTAGTTCTCAATGCTGCGCAGATGATCCTGCACAATGCGGCGGAAGCGCAGCTAGAGGATGAAAAATGGGTGCGCATCGCCGGGCTCAAGGGACGGCGGCAGGGTTTTTCCACCTATGTGGCTGCGCGGGGCTATTGGCGTGCGACGCTATGGGATCGACAGAAAATCTATATCCTTTCGCATGAAATGGCGTCGTCGAACGTGCTGTTTGAAATGACGGATCTCATGCAGCAGAAGCATCCGTTTCCGCCACAGGTCGGCACCGATAACGCGAAGGAATTGGAATTCGTCAAGCGCGGATCCTCCTATCAGGTGGCGACGGCCGGGCAGAAGGCAGGCGGGCGCGGCGGCGCTGTCACTTATTTCCACGGCTCGGAAGCTGCTTGGTGGACGAACGCGCCGGACCATTTTGCGGCATCGGTGCAGGGCGTGGACGAAGTGCGCGGCGTTTGGGGTGTGCTCTGGCGCGAGCCCGCCCGGCCGCTGCCTTTCGAGAAGGGCATAGGCGAGATTTGCGGGTGGGTGAAAGCACCGTCAGAGATTTGGCTGGAAACGACGTCAGCAGGCCCCAACGGCGAATTCTACAAGCGCTATATGGACGCGCTGAAAGGTGTAGGCCGGTATCGAGCCGTGTTCGTGCCGTGGACGGCATCGCCCGAATATTACGAGCACGGGGATTTTATCCCGTTGCAGGAAGCAGAGGAAGAAGGCGAACTTTCGGAAGCCGAGTATCAAGAGCTTCATCGCTTGAGCAACGGACAGATGCTTTGGCGCCGGTCGAAGATCCATGAACTTGGATCGATGGGCAAGTTCCGTCAGGAATACCCTATCGACGTCACGGAAGCCTTTGCGTCGGCCGATATCGAAGGCGTGTTTATCAAGCCTGCCTTGGTCCTGCGTGCCCGCAAGCGCGTGATGGACGATCCCGATGCGCCCTTGATCATCGGTGTGGATCCGGCCGGGAGCGGCGGGGACCGTTTTGCGGTTGCCTTCCGACGCGGGGACAAGATCACCAAAGTCATCTACCGCAACAAACTTGAGCACGACGAAGCGGTAGCCTGGCTTTGCCGCATTCTCGACGAATACGAACCTAACCGCATGTGCATTGATCGCGGATCGATGGGCCAGAATATCGTTTCAGCGCTGCGCAACATGAACCCCAAATATGCACAAATTGTCAAAGGCATCGATTTCGGTGGAACGTCCAGATTTAAGCAGGCCACACCAAAACGCGCCGGGCCTTGGAACAAGCGCGCGGAAATGTATGGGGATTTCAAGCAGTGGATTATCGAAGGCGGCGCAATTCCCGACGATGATGATCTCGCATCCGATATCAGCGGACCCAAGGAAAAATTCCGGGCAAATAATGATTGGCTGCTTGAGAGCAAAACCGAAATGAAGGCTCGGGGACTACGTTCCTCTGATCTTTCAGATGCTTGCGTGCTGACTTTTGCAACCCGTGAATGGTTTGATAGCTGGAAAAAGCCCGAAAAGCCGAAAAATTTCACCACTGGCGAAGCGATGGGAGAAATGATAGGGCACAACGGCGGTCCTCCGATTGAGGACGATTGGAGCTACAGCGGCAGCACCGGCTGGATGGGCTGACTACAGGAGTTTGGGGCATGGCGGGCATTCGGGACAACATCGCACGCGAAGATCGTGAAATTCCACGCACGCGCGTGAAAACTCCGGCCGGGTTCGACAATGAAGATGCGTTTCTCGATGATATGCGCGCCAAGTATGAATGGGGCTACGGCTTCAATGAGCATAATATCCTGGCAGGCAAGGATGACGCTAAATTCGCAGTCGGAAATCAATGGGATCCGGTTGTCGAACAGCGCCGCAAGGATCTCCGCAAGCCGGTCCTGACATTCAACCGCCTGATTGCCTTCATCGCCCAAATTCTCGGCAACCGCCTCATGAACGAGACGGAGATCCGGGTTTATCCGGACAAGGCAGGCACCAAGGAAATCGCAGAGATCCGGGAAGGCTTGATCCGCTCGATTTTCAAGAATTCGCACGCTGATTTTGCCCGCGACGAAGCCAGCAAGTATCAGGTTGTGGGTGGCGAAGGCGCCTATACGCTCTCGATAGATTACACGTCGGATGACGTTTTCGAGCAAGAGATCAAGCTCGCGGCGATCACGGATCCCTATTCAGCCGTATTTGATCCGCTCGGGATCGAGCCGTCCGGCCGGGATTGCCAGTGGGCCTTTGTGGGCGACGATATTCCGCAACAGGAATTCAAGAAACGCTGGCCTTGGGCGGCGGAAGTCTCATTCCTCAATGAGAAGCGCTGGAACCAAAGTGGTTTCTGGATCTCACAAGATACGGTGCGAATTGTCTCCTATTGGCGCATGGTGACAGAAGGCACAAAGGTGCTCGCGCTCTATCAGGACGGCACGGTCCATGACGTCACGGACAAGGAAGAATTCGAGTATATCAATTTCGTTGAATCGCGCTCGGATGGCACGCCTTATATCCGTGAAGTGCCCAAGCGTTTCGCCCGGCTCTATGTGTGCTCGGGCAATGCAATCCTTGAAGGGCCATACGATTATCCGATTTCCTCCCTGCCGGTCTATCGCGTGCCGGGATGGGAATTGAACGATGGCGAAAAGATCCACCGTTGGGGCCTGATCCGCTTTTTGAAGGATCCGCAACGCCTGCACAACTATTGGCGCTCGACCGTCGCGGAACAGCTTGTAGCGGCTCCCCGCAACAAATGGCTGACGACACCGGACGCGATCAAGGGACACGAGCCCAAATGGCGCCGGGCACCGTCTAGCGACGATCCTTTCCTCTATTACAATGAC